TAATCGCATCTCTACCAGAGCCTCTTGCTGGTCCAGCGGCTGCGGCTGCCTTCTTAGTTTTAAATGGCAAACACCTTAAGAGCAACTATGATATGTATCAGCTTTTCATTGACAAGGCGCTTTGGGAAGTCAATTACTTACAACCCTTTGGCAATCGATACATAGAAAGCAGAAATGTTAAGACAACCTAATTAATTAGATAGGAAATAAAATGCCTCAATCAAGATTCCTTAGACTCCAAGATAAAAATGGAGATCTTCTTTTAGATAAGTGCGATGTACCATTACCGGGACCTGAAGAGAAGGTTTGTCTGGATTGCGTCCCTAACCCTCAAGCAGTCTTATCAGATTGGAAAAATTTAGATATTAGTTCTCCAAGGCTTAATCAGAAAACTTGTAAATACGAAGTAAGTGTAACTACAAGATTTGAAACAACTGGTGGTGAATCAACTTCATCTAGCGAAGAAGCTGAAGCCGCCCTAATGGAGAAATTCAATGACTATAAAGATGAAGCGATTGATTCGTTACTAGATGGATTTCAAAAAGATGATGGGATCGAATCTTTTGCTGCAATGCGTGCCGCTATTGAGATGGAGGATTGGGATCTAGAGGCTAGACCTAAATCGAAATTAAAATTCTTATACTCTGTCCCGTTTGATGTCTTGAATAATTTGGAAGACGCAGACGAAGATGATGATGATTCGGAAGAAGATGGACCATTATCTGCCACATATTTAGCATCTGAATTGGTTCAGATGAATATACGTGTCCGCAAAGGATTAAATCTTTATTCTCGTCATGCAAAAGTATCACAAATTATAGATCAAGAAAATTTGATTTTTATAGAAAGCAGAAAGCCATTTAATTTAGAAGATTATGGGGACAATGGTATTTTTAATAATTCTATTATGTCCCGAGTTGTTAGAGATTTGGACAACTTTTTAACAAGTAGGGGATACAATATTCCCGGTATTGGTGGAGGCTTTTTCAAAGATAGGGTCGTTAAGTTAAAATTTAATTTTACTGAAGAGAGAAAATTAAAGAAACTAACCATTTACACGGTTGGGTGTAGAGAAAAACCAGTGGTCTTCAAGGGTCAAAGAATATCGGCTCTGAATAGAAAAGACTCTTTTAAAAACAAAACTGCAATGAATTATCTTGCAAGTTTGAGACAAATGGATACTGGCTTGACAGCTAGGGAGCCCGAGCCTTATGTAACATTTTTGAAAAACAATACTTATCCTGCGATTGATGTTATCAACTCTGCAGTCTTACTTAACACGCAGACAGCAGCAACGGTTGGTTCGTGTATAGCTGGCGCTCTAGCAAGTGAAGGAAAACAGTTAGGTCAAGACATTTTAGACGAAGTTTTGAGTATCGCTGATGTTCTTGCTTATTGTTTTCATAAAAATATTTGTAAAAAAACAGATGAAGAACGAGCGGAAGAAGCGATTGCCATGGGTGAGCAATACACTAATGTTAAAAACAACATCGATACTCCTTGTAATATTGGTGATGATCCATTGGGGGCAATGGTCAGAAATCAATTTTATCGAAGAATTGAATCTGAAGATAACGTATTTGTCTTACTCTGTATAAGAGAGTTGTATGGCATTGATTTACGCTCCACTGGTAATTCTACTAGACAATTGTGGACTGGAACATTTAACAAACTGAAAATCTGCGGTCTTTTAGATTTTGCCTTGGAGGCTATTCAATGCCTTTTCAAGGGTTTGACGCTAGAACAAGCATTAGCAAGGGCTATTACAAGTGCCTTAAAGGCAATGTCAATTGAAAACTTTGGTTCACTTTTTGCTGGACTTCCACCAGAAAAACAGAGAGAATTAGATGCCCTTGTACAAAGAAAATTGCAATCAGGAGATTTGTTTGGCTCAGAGTCCAATGCCCAAAGAGCCTCAGATGCGCTTGCTACGCAGCCACTAGACCGCACTAGACCAACAGAAGAGCAGCCTCTTATAGGAAAAATTAATCTTGTCAAGCCTTGGACTATACCAGAAGTTGTGGATGCAGAAAGAGCTAGTCTTAATGAAGGATCTTATGGAGGCACTTCCCCCTCTAAGAGATTTGTAAATGCTGGAGAACAAACAACGATTCGTAGATCATTGGGCAAAGAATATGATGATCCCTCATCAATAAGTGAAAATAGAACCCCCGGCGCAGATGCAATTCAATCCGTGCAAGATACAGCAAAACAAAATTTTAGTAACGATTCAATTATGCAAGCCTACTTGCTTGCAATTGTAGAAGTATACACTGATAACCTTTTAGATCTTGTAGAACACTTAAACAGATTTCCCGGCGCAGAGATTATCGCCAAAGTATTGTCATTATTTGATTGTCCTAGACCACCATTATTTTCTCCAAGTGTCATGGACTTTTTAAAGTCAATTGAATTACCTTTCTGTAGAAACACCAGTGATATTAAGTTGCCGATGCTTATAAACCCCTTGGCAGTATTGAATTTAGATATTTTGAAAATACTTGCAGAAGCAGCCAAAGAAGCCATAAGAAAAGCGATTGTAGAGGTGCTTATTGCATTGATGCTAAAGATATGTGAGATTATTGGAGATGCTATCTGTAAGGCAATTGCAACCGCCGGGGACTTAGCGGCTGGCTTACCTGACTTATTAACCGGCAGAAACACTGTTAAAGATCTTTTAAGAGAATCAATTTGTGGTCCCAATGCCGACGATGGTGCTTTAGATGATACCATTGTTGATATGTATTCACTTTTGGGCGGTGTTGGTTCTGAAATGGCTAATAGAGATAAAGTTTTAGCATTTAACGAAGCCATCGCATCATCTGTTACGAGAAGAGAATTAATAGAAGCCTCACTTGGTAATCCCTCAGAAGCCTTCTTACAACTTCATGATAACCTTGTTCAATTTGAATTTCCAGAAATGGCAGAAGCTTTCTCAAGTCGAGATGATACAACAAGATTTTATAGAAACTTTGGTAACTTATTGCCCGCTGATTTCAGAGATCAAGCTCTTGATGCTCTTGAATCCATACCGGAAGATGAAATGCTTCCCGCGAACCCAAGCTTGTGTGCTTCTCAAGAACAAATTGATGAATTCTGTTCTTTAAGATTTCAAATATTAGAAGGAAGAGCCTCCGAGGAACAAATATCTGCCCTGTGTCGCCCAGCCGAGGCGTTTGGAGATTTGACAGACATTCTACAAAACGGCATACCAAACCTTCTCGATAGCGCACTACCACCAGTTGTTTCAGAGCCCGGATGTAGCAATGGTCTATTTCCTTACGAAACTGAGGAGCAAGTCGCTGTTACAGCCCAAGCTCTTGGCGCTGGTTTAGAACAGCTAAAAGTTGCGTTCTCATACGACATGCTTGGCAATGGTCCCGGTGAGAGAAACTGGGGAATGATGAATATGGTGCTTTCCGATACACTTGGAAGACCTTATACAGCCCACCAGCGTAAGGTATTTAATGATCCGGGCAAGCAGCAGTATGTTGATTTTTATCTAGATGGTACTGGGTTTGACGACGAAGCAGAAGGCATAAAAGACGATTTTGCTAAATTAACTAATCAAAAAGGCGCATACCCTGTTTACGTCGCAGAATGGATGGCGGGCTTTGGAGATGATACTGGAAATAATGGAACTAATTCTAACGGATTGCTCCCAGAAGGAAGCCCGTCTATCAACAATAATGTTCAACAAGATCTTATAACTAGAAAAAGTTTTGATGATTTAGATCTTGGAAGAAGGGTCACCCCTCTTGAGTTGCCAGATTATGGTTATAGAACTGAATTTGAAGTTGATTATGAGAAAGAACAAGTAAGATTTGTTGAAAAGCAGAGAAAAGCAAAAGCTGATTTATCTATAAATTTTTCAAACAATCCAGTAGAAGATAATGATTCGGTTTTTGGATTCACCCTCGGGCTTTATGTTGCAGATTTAGATAATGAAAGAAATATTCCATCTGACAATGCTAGAATTAAGATAATTGAAACAACAAAAGAAAAAAAGAAGCAAGATGACGATAAGGCTATTGAATATACTGGTTATGAGTTCTTGGCAAAAGACAATACTCTCGACATCGTTTCAGATTCTACTTTAAATGAATACACAAGATTCTTACAGTCTATTAATCAAATTGCTCGCTACTCTCCTCCTATTGTCTTAATGTCGGAGATGCTGGGCATTAGCCCAGATCAAGCCTCTGCTTATTGGAATCAGACAACTGCAGCTATGTATGAAAAATTCCGTTCACAAATTATGAATGTAACTGGTAGCAAGGCTTTTAATTTTGGAGCGGCTCCTGATACACTTACTGCTGACGATGCAGATTATCTACACCCAAGCCAGGATCCTGAAAACGAAGATTCAGCCTATTCAGATTTTGAGATTGATGATGGCGAAGGGGACACAAGAAAATTAAGAAACAGCGATGCGGTACTAGGCATGAGCCGCGATCAGCTAAGAAATGAACGTGCAGGGACTCCAGAAAAAACAAGAGTATTTTATCTTGACCCAAATGTATACGGTGGAAATTATCTAAATCCTCCAATCTATGTCAGACCAGTTCCAAACACCGGGTGGCTTGGAATGGTCGATTCTGTATTTCCAGAAATTAGCCCCTGCAAGCCAGCTAGAACAGAGGTGGTTGATTTTGGAAAAATTGAAAGCGAGATGATGAAATCTTATTCCGGTCTTTCTGAGGATCAGAGATTGAAGGGAGATCCTGATTGTGTTACCGAAGTCCCATATAACAGAATTCTTTCTAGAACAGGCAAAGCGGGTGTTCAATCAGTCATCAGTGCTGCATGTAGAATTCATGGAACAGCACATTTTATCAAGTCTATTGCAACCTTCTCTAAATTCAAGCTAGATTTTGAAAACAACTTTAGTGACATTTATGCACACTTTATCATTGAAGAGATGGAAAGAGACTTTAAAGATGCCCAAAAGTTTGAGTTGTTTAATCCGTTCAAAAATGAAGAATTTTGGTTTGCCTTCTTGGAGCAAGCAGTGCAGACTTATGGTAGACTAGTTGATGAAGGCGAAATAATTGATCCACCTGAAGATGTTATTAATGGCATGATTCGTTTGAATAATATTCAACAAAGATACAATTATCCGGGTAAAAAAACATATACAAGGAGAGATCCAGTAACAGGCAGACTTGTATCTGTCACTGGGCTAAAAGAAGCAAAAGATAACGGAGAGGTATCTATCTTTAAGACTCTCAAAAATTATAGAAATGAAGATGCTCTTGCTGTTGTAAAAGAAACGGCGGATATAGCCAAAATGATACTAAAAGAATTTGTTAAAAAAGAATTAACTGATATTGGCAACGTATTTGAGAATACATTAAAAACAAATCAATTTATCGATGAAACTTATGCAAACAATCTTTATTATTATATCTTAAGTGAACAGTCAGGACTTACAGCCGGCAGCGGCTTTAACCTCCTTGGAACAATAAAAGAAGAGGTATCCGGCTCTCTAACAGATAAAAACTATACAAATGGAGATGAGTTAGCGTTGCCAGATGGCACTCCTTATGTTGGGTATTACCATATCCATGGACGAGGTTCCAATCAACGATTCATGGTTGGCGAAGAACACTCCAGCGAAGCCCATGAAGTTCTAAAGCCGTTTGCCAATCAAGTCGTAGTGGTGGGTGGTAATATGGAAGGTATTGGTGCTGGGGGCTTTACTTCTGGCACAGAATTGCCACCACCTACTGCACCATTCGGCGTGAGAGTATACCTTAAGACTCCAACTGAATTTAGAGATCCATTTATCACCCATCCAGATTTAACTTCCCTTGAGGGCAATGTATCTGATCAGTTCCCCGGAACCCTATCTTTAGTCTTCCCACCGGGTCAAGATGGCAACCCCAACGAATCGGTATCACCAGTGGGTCTCTCGGGAGAGTTGGGGCTCCGCTACGGCATAGAATTTTACGCAAATATAAATGGTCAGATGCGAAGTGTTACCACTGCAGAAATTGATGTGCTTGATGTTCCTCTTTCAAAATTACCACCGCTAGGCGAAAGCAGTAAAGAAATGTTGTGTTTGGTGAACAATTTGTTAGATGATGATAAATTTAAACTTTTCATGCGCTACTGCCTACCATCCAAAAAGCTGCTTTCTACAATTGCTATTTACAATGACTTGGCTTTCTTACCCTCAATCGGCGAAAACTATGTGGTTGACGCTAGAAAGAATAGCGGACAGATTAAGCCGGGAACTCAAATTACTGTTGATGACACAGGTGAAGTTACGGGTGAGACACCAACTGTTGGATGGTTTCCAAGAAAAGAGAGAAGTAACCGAGGAGGGTTCTTTATCTTGTCTTGGGATCAATGGGACCAGCAAATTTTACGCAGAAGCAACAAGCAGCTTAAAAAAATGTTTAAAGAGTATTATAATTCAAGAGAATTTGGAGATGTTCAAGACGATGAACAAGATAACGCAACCCAAATTGTTTTAAAATCATTGAGAGAGAAATTTAGAATAGCACCCGGTCAAAGAATACTTCCATGGTGGAAGAGAAGAAACTTGCGCTCTAACCCCTTCAATGCTGATGAAGAACTTTGTAAAAATAGAGATGAATAACTAAGTAGTAATATAAATTGGAGGGCTGTAAATGGCTTCTTTCGCTGTTAAATTACCACTCACGCAAGACTCTGGGGATGGTTACACCATGATAAAGAGAATAAAAGCCCTCGTTAAACAAAATATGAAGATGCTGATTCTAACAAATCCCGGCGAAAGAGTAATGGAGCCAGACTATGGCGTAGGAATTAGGCAATTTTTGTTTGAAAGTTTTGAATCTGATGTTTTTGAGAGAATAGACACCAAGATTAGAGAGCAAGTTTTACAATACATGCCTGCGGTTACAATTCTTAAACTGCAATTTGCAAATTCTGATCCAGATACTAATACACTATCTTTATTCTTGGAGTATTCAATACCACAAATCTCTACAAGTGATTTGCTTGAAATCACTATTTAGTGTGAGGAACGCAAATGAAAAATAAAAAGAAAGTAGCTATAAACTACACCAATCGTGATTACGAGTCTATCAGAAATGATTTGACACAAATAGCAGAGCGATTTTACCCCGATACTTTTCAAGACTTCAGCGAGGGCTCATTCGGCTCAATGATGCTTGACGCTGTTGCCTATGTTGGTGACCAGCTTTCTTTTTATCTTGATTACAATGTTAATGAAACTTTTCTAGATACTGCATTCCAATTTGGCAATGTCGTTCGCCAAGGCAGGATTCTTGGTTATAAAAACACGGGACGTTCTTCAACACATGGCAAGGCTGCTCTCTACATACTTGTTCCTGCCTCAACTACTGGTCTCGGACCAGATACTCGCTATATTCCAGTTCTTAAAAGAGGGACTCGTTTTAACACTCAAACAGGTTTAAACTTTGTTCTTATCGAGAATGTTGATTTTTCAGATCCTAAAAATCCGGTTGTGGTTGGTAGGACAAATACAGCAACTGGCGCACCTAGCTATTATGCAATTAAGGCATATGGTAACGTTGTTTCTGGATTTTTTGGTGTTGAACAATACACATGCGGAGCATTTCAAAGATTTAAAAGAATAAGGTTAGGTAATGAAAATATTTCTGAAATTATTAGTGTGGTTGATTCAGAGGGTAACGAATACTTTGAGGTGGATTACTTAGCCCAAGATGTTGTGTATAAAGAACTAACAAACAAAAATTTCAATAGTGATAATGTTCCTTCAATTCTTAAGCCCATGTTAGTTAGCAGAAAATTTCAAGTGGTATATGAGCCAGAAGGCGTATATTTACAATTTGGTTCAGGCGAAGATGGGGCTAGTGATGTTGTTGCAGAGCCTCAAAATGTTGCAATGGATATTTTTGGAAAATCATATGTTACAGATACCAGTTTTGATCCAAGCAGACTCACAAATAATAAAAGTTTTGGTGTTGTGCCAACGAATACAACTCTGACTGTAGCATATCGACAAACAAATCCAACAAATTCAAATGCGGCGGCAGGAAGCCTAAATGAAGTTTCAAGTATTTTGATAGATTTTGATGATTTATCAGCTTTATCTTCCGACGAAGTAGCTTTTGTTCGCAATTCTCTTGAGGTTTCAAATGAGGAGCCGATTATTGGAGACGTAACAAATCCATCAACTGTGGAAGTTAAACAACAAATTTATGATACATTCCCAACACAGAATCGAGCAGTCACACAAAAAGACTATGAAAATTTAGTTTATAGAATGCCAAGTAAATTTGGTTCTATCAAACGTTGTTCAGCCCAAAAAGACCCAGATTCACAAAAAAGAAATTTAAATCTTTACGTGATTTCAGAAAATACATTAGGCAAATTGATTAAAACAAATTCAACCATAAAAAACAATCTTAAAGTCTGGATTAATAATTACAGAATGATTAATGACACAATAGATATCCTTGATCCATTTATTATAAATTTTGGAATTAATTTTGTGGTTAAGCCAGATAGCTCAGCAAACAAATTTGATGTTTTGGATAAGTGTGTTGAAGCATTAAAAGAAAAATATTCAAGCCCCATGTTCATCGGGGAACAACTCTCTATTTCTGAAATTTTCTCCGAATTAAATAAAATCAGTGGTGTTAACGATGTCGTGAAAGTTCAGATTATCAATAAAAATTCATCCGAT